TGTGTGAGATCTGTCAGTGATGCTTTAGATCTCTTGTCAAAGATTGATAATTCGTGTAAATAATCATTTCTCACACGTTATAGAAGTCACGTGTGGGAATAAATATCAAGAAAAGCAAAAGGATGCATGAGAGAGAAGTTTTATTTTTTAGAACTTCTCTTTTTTTCTTTTTCCCACTGCTCGTTAGACCATTCGGCAAGAGCAACGAGATCTAAATATTGCCAAGTCGTGATTTTTCCGCACGCACATATTATGCATAGTCCATAGTCGTTAAACTTGCTCTTCTTACAAATTCCGCAGAATACTTTAAGCTTTCTTTTTCTTTTGAGCATAAGACTTGCCAGCTTTACTCAGCGCAATCGCTATTGCTTGTTTTTGAGGATAACCCTCTTTAGAGAGCTGGCTGATGTTTTTTGAGATAGTTTTTTGAGATGATCCTTTTTTCAACGGCATAATAAAAGTGTCATAACTTGATTAGTCAAAAATAAAAAGCCCGAAAAAGCTGCTTGATTCTAGATGTTCACAGCTCTTACGGGCGACTAACTATGGTTGCTTTATTTTATTCTCTATGGCTTCTTCAGAAAAGCCGAATGAGAATATATAGACTAACCGATCAGTTTTCAAGATAAACTTTTCTCTGCTGCAGCTGAAACATATTCTTCTAGCGTCTGATAAGAACGAGTGATGTTGAACATTTGCTCTAACTCTTCATTACTCATTTCTGAACTAGGCTTTCCGATCTCCATTTCAGCGAGTTCTTTCAATTCCTCCGGCTTCCAACCACACTTTTTGATTTCTGAAAATAACCGAGAACGCTCCTGATTGTACTTCTCAACTCGCTTCTGTTCTTCTTCCTCTACAGGAGATCTGAAATGATCATTATTTTGACTTGTCATTTCTGAATTAACTTCTTTTTCTGCTGGTTTTTTTACAGCATCAAACTCTTCAACTTCATCACGTTCATAAAGTCCTAAAATTACAGTCGGGTAAACGGTTCTGATCCCTTCTGAAATAGTTCTAGCTCTCAACATTTGCCGAGGGAATTTTTTCCAATTGTCTTTGTGCAAAAGTTCAGCTTTTTTTGCTCGCTCGATGTCCCAATCGATCGTAGCAGATCCACCCTTCGGATGGGTAAAAGTTGCTTTGCAAATGGAATCATTCAACTCCAACCAGTCAATTTTTCCACCAGTTTCAATAAAACGACTTAGCATTGCATCAGCTTTCAACGCTGGTTTTCCTTTGATAATATCATACTCCCTGGCGACTGATGCAGGATGACGACCTTCTGCTTGCGCAATGCACATTAAAGCTACTGCTTGATCAATATTTTGAATTCCAAAAAGTTGAGAACGGGTTATGGCTTGTGCCATTTTTTGAAGGTCATTAAATGAAATTAAATCGGTACTCATATTCAGTTGTCTCCTATGTGAAAAGCAATATACCCTAGATTTTCCCTCGTATAAATTAAAAAAGGAAGGATTCGTGAAAACCCTTCCTTGGACATAGGAGCTAGATGAAACTGAGGTTATGCCCCAGCTTGCTTCGCTTGGTCCTGTATACCAGCTTTTTTATAAACTGCATCGTCTTTTTGTTTCACGTCGGCTTGTTTATCAAGCTTAGAACCCATAGAGCCACCTAACTTGGGCTCCATTTTTGGTTTTTCACTGACTGCTTTTGGACTAATTCCGTTTTCATAGTTCATAAGAGATCTCCTAAATCTCTATATAATGAACTTCTGACTAAAAAGGAATATCATCCTCAGTTTGAGGATTTAAATCATCCATAAACTGAGCCATAGATTCGGCCTTTTCTTGTCGCTTGTCACCTATGAGGTCAATTGTCTGAACGATCATGGACAGGTCAATTTTCACATTACCCATTTTGTTTTGATAGGTTTTGATCTCGGGCTCGCCTTCGACAAAGACTTTGGAGCCTTTGACTAAGTACTGATGAAGTGAAGCACCTGCATTTCCAAAAAGGAGACAGTTCATCCAAATAGTGACCTTCTCGCCTTTTACTTTTTTGTTAATGGCGATTGAGAATTTACAATAAGGTTTTCCAGCTTCAGATTGTTTGAGTTGAGCGTCACGGCCTAAAGTTCCGATTGCGATGGTTTTAATCATTTGTAATTTTCCTGTTTCTCAAAATCTACTAATCTACAGTTTTAAACTTTTGCATTTTGTACATCAATTTTAAAAGTTCTTTCATGTTCTTTAACCCAAATTAATTTTACTTGACTCAGTTTTGGTCCGCATGGTTGCCAGCGCGGAAAACTATTGATCCAGGTTGAATCTTTTGAATAGTTTCTTTGCTTTGCGTAATTCCAATTTAAAAAAGTTACATCCACCAGACATTGATTTTCAACTCCTGTTTTATGTTTGAGTTTTATAACTTGTTTATTAGACAGTTTAGAATTTGAAATCACTCTTTTTACATCGGGTTCAAAACTATTGTAATACATGACAGCATTCAACGCTGTATTAAATACTTTAGATCGTAATTTAAGTATTTTTTCTGAATCTTTAAACCAGCTTTCTTTATTTTCAAGTTCAATCATTAAATCAGCTAGAGAACTATTTTCTTTTACAAAAATTGATACAGATCCTACAATGTTTACATCGTGACCAATATACGCTGCCCAAAATAGCAAATTGTTTGATTCAAAATTTTTTTTGATATGAACATACACACCTTGAATTTCATCTGACTCATCATAAACCGTTTTTTCTGGAAAGCTGATGTAACCTAGAAACTTTTCAGGTAGAAATTTTATGGAAATTCCTCTTTCAACATTTGAAAGAGCTTCTAAAAAATCCTTGTTTACGTGAAAAACTTTCCCTTGTTCAACCCTGAATTTTTGCATCAGAGAAAGCGCCCTTTTTTCATCGATTGAAAATTTATTTACAAAATCATTCATTAAACAATCATTTGAATTCTCAATGAACTGAATGTCATGAACCATTTTTTTATAAATTTTAATTAGCTTAGGATCTCCGCGTAAACCCAAAACTAATTCTGGGTGTAAAATTTTATTAAATTTCATTTCGTCACATGAATTCTTAAAGACTTCCCACCTTCAAAATGAGCCCCTTTGACAATTTTTCCTTCTTTGAGATCTGCCTTAATACGTTCCTTATCAGGCACAAGCTCCCTTTTCTCCATTAGGTATGCTGGGTCAAGCTCGCTCACGTCAATAAGAAGTCTTTGAGCGCAAGACGCTAAAGAGAAAGTCTTTTTCTCTCCAGCAATACTTTCTCTGTTCATTGCAATCAGCGCTGACTTGATTCTTTCTTTGATTCGATTGTGCTGATTTTCTAAAGACTTAGCCGCTTGTTGGTATTGCTGAGCGTTACTCTTAAGCTGTTCGATCGTTAATTCGATTTTATCCAGAACATGCGCGTAGTTATCTGCCTTCACCTCTAACAGATGATCGATCTCTTCAATCCATTTTTCAAACTCTGGAGAGACCTCACCTTGAGATTTGAATAGCGCTTCTTCGACTTTGTTTGCCTCGATTACTAGATCATAAAGTGTAGCCATAGGCTAACAATATACTACTAACTTTAGTCAAGTTCTAGACTTTTTCCACAACTGTGGTAGATTCCCCATCCCTTCTTATGCGAAACAGACGAAAAACCATATCTAGAATTGAATTTGATTTAAGTGATTTGACTTATCTTGAGGTCTATTGCGAACTTCAAAAACTCAAAGAGAAAGAAGAGTTGACCTCTTTTGAAAAAGCTTATCTCGCTGCTCTTGAGTCTCGTTTTTTCGAAGATTTGGAGAAGGAAAGAAGTGCATGACAATTGATCAAATAAAAAGTTTATTAAAAACCATTACTCCTCACCCTTGGTACAACGACTTTTCTACTAAAAGCATTAGACCTGCATTTGAGAGTTCAGCATTTTCTCGGGGTAATTTTGTCATTGCTCGCTATCCTACAAGAACTCAACAAAGTTTACTTTCTCATGAAGAATGGGAAGCAAACGCAAAATTTCTATCAAAAGCCCCGCAAATTGTTCAATTTTTGTTAAATGAATTAGAAAAGAAAACCGATTAAATTTTCTTTTTTTGCAGAAAGACAACGAAGCGCGCGCGAGGATAAGCGCGTGCTCGGGGGTTTGGGGGAGACCCCCAATGTAAATGACTTGAACATTTAGACGCAACTCTGCACTACTGGGGAGCGAAAAAATTCCCTTTTTTTCATCCTGTGCGCCTCTTCGAGTTACTTCTGAACTTTCATCGAAAAGGTTACGCTCCTTCGCGTTTTTCACAATTTAACTTAAGGCGTTTCGCTACAGACTTTCACGTTTGTTTTAAACATGCTGCTCATCTGCCGATGCTTTCACATCGGTTGGTTAGTGCACTAGCAGTGTGCCCGGGGCCCTGATCATTAAACTTTTTGAATTGTTTTTGTTGAAATAATAAAAAAAGAGTTGAGTTTGAGTAAGAATTCATTTAAATCCTTAAACATCTGACTGAGGATATTTTTACGATCCTTAAAGTTAAATTGTCAAAGATCGCAATGGTCAAATTAAGTCTGCTAGAACTTTGAAGTTTGATCATTGAATCAATGTATAAAATTTAAGCTTCTTTTTAAAATTTTTCTACTGAAATGTTGGTTAGAGAAAAGTTTTAAGAAGAAGCTTTTTTTATTTAATCATTTCAAGTATTTACAAAAACGCATGAGGCGACAATAAAGATCTGGAAGGTCTTAAATTCTTCATCTCGGTAGAGAGTTAGCGTAATAGTCCCTGAACACTGTGTCTGCTAACTCTCTATTTTTATTAGGTTAATTCATTTGACTCAATTAGTTCAGTAGTGTTTAAGTGTTGTAAAGCGACACGAAAGGACTACTTGTGAAACGCTCCAGCGCAGATCTAAAAACCGAAGTCGAATTTCTTAAAAATCATATCAAAATCAATTTCCAGAAAACCCTCTCTCTTGAAGAGTTCTCAGATCATTTGAACATGATTCTTACTGAGAGAATCAACGATTACATTTATCAGCGGTACCGGGACTGGGATTCTTTGGAGCTTCTAAAGCTCCTTATTGAGTTCAAGGGTGAAGTTGAAAAGAAGGTTGAAAAACCGATTGAGAAGCCTTTGCCACTTATTGAAGATAAAAAGAAGACAAAACTAATCAAGTAAGGATGACGGAATGATCATTCATTGTCAGTACAGCAAACTTGTACCTATTCAGGAACTCAAGCCTCATCCAAAGAATAGGAATGATCACCCTGATGACCAGATTGATCGCCTTGTAGAAATTTTAAAATACCAGGGTTGGAGATACCCGGTAAAGGTCTCAAATCAATCGGGTTATATCACCTCAGGCCATGGTCGAGTTATGGCTGCTAAGAAAATGGGCCTGAAAGAGGTGCCAGTCAGTTATCAAGATTATAAGGATGAGGCACAAGAGTATGCTGATATCATTGCAGATAACGCAATCGCTTCATGGTCTGAGCTGAATCTGAGTGCAATTAATGATGATATTCCTGATTTAGGGCCTGATTTCAATATTGATCTCTTAGGGATTAAAGGATTTGAAATTGACCCATCAGAAAAAGGAGAGAAAGAAAGTTTATATACAGAAAAAATTGAAATCCCAAATTACGTGCCAAATGGGCCTTGTCCAAAAATTTCTGAACTATTTGATCTTGAAAAATGTCAAAAGCTATTAAATGAAATAAAAGAAAAAAATTTATCAGACGATATTCGATTATTTTTAGAATTTGCTAGCTATAGGCATATAGTTTTTAATTATGAAAAAATTGCTGAATTTTATGCTCATGCATCAATTGAAGTGCAAGACTTAATGGAAAACTCAGCACTTGTGATTATTGATTTTAATAAAGCTATTGAAAATGGATTTGTAATGCTTTCTAAAAAACTTTCTCAAGAATACTTGTCTGAAGAGGATTAAAATGCAAACAAGAAAACATGCAATTTTAATTTTAACTCACGGCAGGCCAGATAAAGTTGTAACATTAAGTACATTAGAGAGATGCAACTATACCGGAAAAGTATTTTTAATAGTTGATGATCTTGATTTAACTAAACCTAAATACCTAGAAAAATATGGCAATAAAGTTATAGTTTTTAATAAAAAAAAAGCTGCTGAAATAACTGATAGTGGTGATAATTTTAATACTTTAAAGGGTGTAATTTACGCTAGAAATATAGCATTTGAAATTGCAAAACAATTAGAACTAACTCATTTTTTAGTTCTTGATGATGATTATACAGGTTTTTATTATAGATTTAATGACAAAAACAATTATGAATATAAACCATTAAAAAGATTAGATCAAATTATTGCCGCTTGTTATGATTTTTTAGATGATTCTGGAGCAGACTGTATTGCAATGGCGCAAGGCGGGGATTTTATAGGCGGAGATAATTCAAGTTTTGCAGAAAAAATTAAATTTAAACGAAAGTTAATGAATTCTTTTTTTTGTAGAACTGATAGGCCATTTAAATTTTTAGGTAGAATTAATGAAGATACAACTTTATATGTAGATGGTGGTGTAAGGGGAAAAATATTTTTTACTACTAATCAAATAAGTTTAAATCAATACGTTACGCAACAAAATAAAGGTGGTTTAACTGAAATTTATTTAGATTCAGGAACTTATGTTAAATCATTTTATTCAGTAATATGGCAACCATCATGCGTAAAGATTTCTACAATTACTGGTCAACAAAGTACTAGGATACATCATAGAGTTAATTGGATTAATACGATTCCAAAAATATTGAATGAGACTTTTAGAAAACGATCAATTCACAATGAGGAATTAAATGCCTCCTAAAAAGAAACCTATAGATCCAAAATTAGTTCAAGACCTAGCAGCGATTGGTTGCAAAACTGTAGAGATTGCTACCATTGTTGGATGTTCTGTCGATACTTTAGATCGGCGATTCGCGGTAGAAATGGAAAAAGGGAGAAGCAATCTCCGCGCTTCCCTGAGACGTTGGCAAATTGAAGCGGCAAAAAAGGGTAACGTTGCAATGCTGATCTGGCTTGGGAAACAGTTACTAGGTCAGTCTGAAAAAATTGAACAAGTTGCAGAACATTCGATTAAACAAATCTCTTATTCGGAAATGACCAAAATTTTAAAAAGTGATCCTTTTTTAAAAGGAATTAAAGACGATGGAAAATCTAATCAAGGAGATCGAACTTCTGAAACTGGAGATTCAAAATCTTCAAATGACGTGCCTAAAATTGGAAGCTGAGAGAGACGCTCATATGGAGGTCATCCGTCAGATATTCGAGATTAAAAATGCACAAGATATTACATCAGGGTGATTGCTTAGAGGTTTTAAAAACGCTTGAGAGTGAATCAATACATTCTCTCATTACAGATCCTCCAGCGGGAATCAAATTCATGGGAAAATCCTGGGATGACGACCATGGTGGTCGAGATACTTGGATTGACAACATGAAAAAGATTTGGGTTGAGTGTTACAGAATTTTAAAACCCGGTGCTCATGGCCTAGTCTGGGGATTGCCTAGGACTTCACATTGGACAGCAACAAGTCTTGAAAATGCGGGGTTTGAAATAAGAGACGTCATGACTCATATCTTTGGTCAAGGATTTCCCAAGAGTTTGGATATCAGTAAGGCGATTGATAAGACGTCATCAACCGAAGCTGCAAAACAATGGCAGGGCTGGGGCACGGGGCTTAAGCCCGCTTCTGAGCATTGGATCTTAGTTAGAAAACCATGTGAAGAGAAGTCCGTTGCAAAAAATGTATTAAAGCACGAGTGCGGAGGAATTAATATTGATGGGTGTAGAATTGAAAGTAATGAAAAATTAGCCAGACCTAAAAATTCAGCAAACAATTTAATTTTTAGAAGTTTTAAAAATTTTGGAAATCCAAATGAGCCCCACGGCCGTTTCCCAGCTAACTTAGTTTTGTCTCACACTGAGCACTGCACTGACGTTCAATGTGACGATTCATGCACTGTAAAAATGCTAGATGAACAAAGTGGATTATTAAAAGATAAAGTATCTCGATTCTTCTATTGCGCAAAGGTGAGTTCAAAGGAGCGAAATGAAGGATTGGAAAATGAAATAAAATCTAATCCCATGAGCATTGCTAGACCTAATTCAGTTGATATGTCTGGAAAGTTGCCAGATCATGATGGGCGAATTAAAATAGGGAATTTTCACCCCACGGTAAAGCCTCAGAAGCTCATGCGCTACCTTTGCAGGCTTATTACGCCTCCTCAAGGGATAGTTTTAGATCCTTTCATGGGTAGTGGGTCCACAGGATTAGCGGCGTTGAAAGAAGGATTTCAATTCATCGGAATTGAAAAAGAATCTGAATACTTCGAAATAGCTCAAAAAAGAATAGAACATTGTGATTCATCCAGAGATTCAACGCATAGCCTTGGGAATTAAGGCATTACATGACCGATGGATTCCTCACCCTGCTCAGATTGAGATTGGAAGGCCACTCATCTCAGGAGAGGTAAAGGAATTATTTGCTCAATGTGGGCGTAATTTTGGAAAGTCGGAGTTAGTCTCTTATTTACTGTGGCGTTATGCTTTCACATTTCCCAATTCTGAGAATTACTATTTCGCACCGTACATGAAACAAGCCCGGGAAATTCTTTGGTCCTCCCGTCGTATTCAGGATTTTGGACCGAGTGAATGGATTGAAGATATCAATAATACTGAGATGCGAATCACGTTCAAAAATCAAAGTTTTATCAAACTTGATGGTTCTGACAACGTGGAGGCGTACCGAGGAGT